CCCAAGTCCTACCAGTTGGCACGCATCGTGCGCGTACCAGAAACCCCAGCCTGGTACTTGGCCGCTGGTAGTGCTGTTCATGCTTGCCTTGAAGCTATCACCAAAGACGAAGGTGGTATCAGAAGCACAAGCGAACTGTATCCAGAACTGTACTTAGAACTGTGGAAGAACGCGTTCAACGAAGAAATCCATTCCCTTGAGGAACGCAGTGGTGTCAGTCGTCACGATTGGCGTACCGGTGGTCGAAAGACCAAGGCCAACCCCGATGCCGAGAACTACACGTTCTGGCTTGATGAAGGCTTGCGCCAGATCACACTGTTTCAACGGTGGTTTGATGATCGCATCAACGAGGGCTGGTCTGTGCCCACCTTTGCAGGGAACCTTGCCTGTGAGATTGAACTGAACGTGGACTTCGGTGGTGTACGCATCAAGGGTTACGCCGACCTCATCATGGAGCTGCCGTCAGGTGAACTCATGGTCATTGACCACAAGACTGGTTCTCGTACACCAGACACGTTCCAACAACTAGCGCTGTATGCGTTTGCTATGGAAAAGCTGTCCCTACCAACACCAACCTTGGGTGCATTTTTCATGACCCGCAAGGGCGAGCTGTCTGTACCAACCACGTTCTCTCAAACCGATGTTGATTCTCTGACAGATACGATTGTCAATGTTGATCGAGCCATCAAGGCAGAACTTTTTCCTGCTAGAGTTACATCAATGTGTAAAGGTTGCGGTGTGGCCAACTACTGCGCCGCAGTTAACGGTTCGCTTGCAAAAGAGTTTGACCCAATCTACACCAACAAGGAAGGTAAGTAATGTCCAACGCCGAAGCACCAATCAGTTTCACCACTAAGATCAACGGTGACCTGTTCACCATCCGTGGGGATGATCCCGCATCTTTTCTAGCACGACTCGAAGCGTTCAACATGTTCCCATCAGTGGCGAACCTAATCGCCCAGTACAACGGCGAAGAACCAGTACCTGCCGCTATTGCTGCTGCTTTCCCTGGAACCAAGATTGTTCCACAAGACCAGCCAACACAACAGGGTGTACCAACCTGTTCACACGGTGCGCGAGTTCACTACACGGGTGTTGGTAAGAAAGGCCCCTACACTGCTTGGTTCTGCCCAACTGACAAGGATGACCCGAACAAGTGCAAGCCGGTATTCGTCTAATGATTTGCACTCCTTGTACCGTTAACAAGCATGAGGATTGCGATGATGTGCTCCGACCAAAAGATCAGTACGATTCGTGCTTCTGTCAGCACCAGCCCCACGAGGACGGTAGATACATTGAGCGACCAAGCGGGTTATTGGGAGATGGATGATTCCGTTGATTACGTTGAGTTGCTGGAAGCTTTCCGTGACCAGTCAAGTTTGCTGGCCACAAAGTTTATTGGTAGCTCATCAAAGAATGTGCGCATGAGATGTTACCTCATGGGAATGTCAGATGCTTACGCTTCTGCCATAGCCCTCATGGTCAACGGTGATCCAAACCTTGCAATGCAAAGCAACACGCAAGGTATCAGAGAAATACTATTAGAGAAGGAACAACATGGCGAAAAAGATTGAGCTGGTGAAGCCCAAGCGCCTAGCCCTAAAGGACTACGCGTTCGAAACGGACTACCAGATTGCTGCGATTGCCGAAGAACTAGATATCGTTAACGATATGATCGACATCCTTTGGAACCAGACAGCGAACCTTGAGTTGGCGGTGTACGAGAAGAAGCGGTGGTGGAAGAAGTGAACACACCAATCCGCAACGTGCGAATCAATGACGAGATCTGGCAGGCCATTGTTGACCTTGCTGACAGGAAACAAACCACAGCATCCAACGTGGTACGTCAGGCACTCGTGAACTTTGTGCAAACAGGTGGACAGCAGATCCCTAAGCGTTGGTGGCAGAAGGCATGAAGTCCCTAGCCCAAACCATCATGCTTAGTGGTGAGTCAGGCAGGCCACTGCCAGACCTAACACCAAGCCTGACGCAGGCGGGGGTGAGGCTTCGACGTGGGCAAGTAACCATGATTGCAGCAGCACCAGGCAACATGAAAACCCTGCTTGCTTTGTGGTATGTGGCTCAGCACAACATCCCCACCCTGTTTTTTAGTGCAGACACTGATGCTTCAACCATTGTGAACCGTGTTGGTGCAATGCTGACCGGCGACGCAGTGGACATTGTTGAGGCTGGTATCAGTGGCTCAGGTGCTGACTACTACACCGAACAAGTGACCGGGCTACAAAATATTCGCTGGTGTTTTGATCCCTCACCTACCCTGGACGACATTGACCTTGAGACAATGGCGTTCACTGAGATGTGGGGTTGCCCACCAGAGATCATTGTTATCGACTCCCTCTACAACGTAGTGGCTGAACATTTGGATGAATATGCAGGTATGCGTGAGATCAGTAGGGCGTTGCACCACGTCGCCCGTTCAACGGAAGCGGGGATCATCCTGCTCCACCACGTCAGTGAGAACACGTCCAACGCAGGCGAGTGCCCACCCCGTAAAGCAATCCTCGGCAAGGTATCGCAGCTACCGGAAGTAATCCTCACCCTTGCTTACGATGAGATGGCTAGGGAATTGAAGGTTGCCACTGTTAAGAACCGTTCAGGGCCAGCCGATGCACAAGCCCGTAGCCATGTGTCCCTGTTTGTGGATGCGCCAAGGATGCAGATTCAGGACTCAATGGATTACCAATCTTCCCTTCCTGCACCGGCGATGGTGCTATCACCAGCACTTCAACAATTTTGGGATAGTGTGGTATGAGTTCAGCGAACAAACGTAAAGGAACTAAGTTTGAAACAGACCTGCTCGGTCACATCCGTGGCTGGGTAGGTATGGCACAGAATGGTTGGGCGGTAGAACGTACCGCCCAGACCGGTGCTAAAGACGAAGGCGACCTTCACATTGACCTGGGTCACACGGTTCTGGTGCTTGAGGCTAAGGATGTTAAGACACCTGAGTGGTCTAACTGGTTACGTCAAGCTGAACTTGAGGCAGGTAACTGGTCTGAGGCTAGAGGGAACAGGGGCAGGGTGTTCGGTGTTGTTGTTCGTAAGATGAGGCAACGCAATACCCTTGACGCAATGTGTGTGATACCTTTGCACCAACTACTACATCTAATGAGCGGTTTAAACAATGAACAGTAACGCAATGACCACTAAAGAGTGGAACGACAGGGCCGACTGGGTTACCTTCGGTATCGGCAAGGGTTGGATCAGTGAGCAATACTGCGTTACCCACGATAGTGGCTACGAGTATCTGACTGATGAAGAACGGGAAGAATACGATGAGGGTGGAGACCCTTGCGAGCCAGTGTTCAGGATCTTATGAGCGTAATAACTAAAGTACTAATCCACTACGGGTTTGAGAAAGTACCCGATCATGGTGGCGATAAGTCAATCAAGTGTGTATTCCACGGAGACAGGCACAACAGTGGATGTGTTAACCCAGACAAGGGGCTTTACTACTGCTTCACTTGCGGTGTTAAGGGCGATTCGATTTCGATAGTTAGGGAACAGGAGCATTGTGACTTCAGTACTGCCGTCAGGCTTGTCGAAGAAATCACAGGAGCGAGCTACGAAAGCCTACGAGAAGCAGTTGTCAGAGAAGGCTCATTCCTATCTGCTCGAAAGGGGACTGGACGAGCAAGCCATAAGCAGCTACCGGCTTGGAAGCGTGGAAGTGCCTGAACCTGGACACGAACCATACCAGGGGATGCTATCCATCCCCTACCTGACCCCAACGGGGCCAGTTGGTTTCAAGTTCAGGTTCTTGGAAGAGCACAGGCAACCGAAGTACCTTGTACCAACAGGGCAACGAGCACACTTGTTTAATGTTACAGCTTTTCATAACTCGGCAGAAACGATAGCAATTTGTGAAGGAGAACTTGACACACTGGTGATGGATTCGGTGGTTGGTATCCCTGCCGTTGGTGTTGCCGGTGTAGAAATGTGGAAAGGATACTTTACGCGTTGCTTCGAAGGATTTGAGAACATCTACATCATGGCCGATAACGATGTGAAGGAGAACGGTGAGAACCCTGGGCTAAAGTTAGCCAACAGGATTATTGACGCATTACCCTGGGCAAGGATTATTTACTTGCCAGCAGGTGAAGATCTGAATAGCACGGTATTAAAGCAAGGGCCACAGTATGTCTTGGACTTACTCAAGCCACCAGTTGATGAAGATGAACCACCCTTCTAAGAACGAAAGGACGGATGATTGTGAGTGACTCGAACGGAATGGGAGCAGGTGCTGAACCTTCTCCGCGACAGTGGGTTTCGGGTAGTAAAATCGGATCTGCAAGCTGGACTGGTTTTGGTGCAGGTTCCGCCCGTAAATCCATAGATCCCCACCAGTGGGATGATTACCGCAAGGAAAGCAAGAAGGTTAAGTCGGCTGTTCTCACTGAGGCTGATGAACTTGTGAACGGTGCAAGGCAAGACACCTACGGTCACCCAATGGACAACCACGGTTGCACTGCTGAGATGTGGACTGCTTACTTGAACCGCAAGTACGACATTGACCTTGACTTGGATGTACGAGATGTGTGTTGGTTGAATGTTTTACAAAAAATTAGTCGTGATGCTCACCTTGAGAAGCGCGACAACCTTGTTGATGTGGTTGGCTATGTTGCCAACATCGAAATCATTGACGACTTATAACCCGACTACCCTGAACTTCGCCCTGCACCTGGGGGCTACTTAACGGAAGGCATACCAATGCCGGAAACAAACAAGCCACGCATACTCCTTTGCGATATAGAGACCAGTCCAAACTTAGCTCACGTTTGGGGATTGTGGCAGCAGAACGTATCCCTCTCGCAACTAATGGACACCACGTCCATGATCTCCTTCGCCGCTAAGTGGTATGGCGAGAGGAACGTAGAGTTTTATTCAGACCACCACGATGGTCACGCCAAGATGGTAAAGCAGGCACACCGGCTACTTGATGAGGCCGACATTGTTGTGACTTACAACGGTGTCACGTTCGATATCAAACATTTTCAGCGAGAGTTTATTCTTGCTGGTATGAATCCGCCAAGCCCGTTCAGGAACGTGGACTT